GCTGCATCAGAATCCGCACTCGGGTACCCGACGTTGGTGATAACACCAGACAGCGCACTGATGTTGCCCGATATATTGAAGTTGACCGACTTGCCTGCGGGATAGGTAACGAAGACCTGTTTTGTACCTGCGGAGAACGTAACCTTTGCACCGCCAGCACTAGAGGCCAACACCGTATCACGGGATAACGTATCGCCTACCGAGGTGTAGGTACCAATACCGACTTCCCATTCAGACGCGCCCTCAAGGGCTATGGTGTAGTAAGTTTGGTTTCCGTTACCAACACCCGTCGAAAACGACTGATAGCCGACACTTGCACCGGCAAGCGAAATGGTTCCACTACCCGTGGTAGTAGAAGTCTCTAGGACTCGATCCGCAAGCACGAGGGCCATTACTGCCCCCTATTAAGCGATACGGAGAATTGCAGTCGTCGAGGTCGGAGACGGGAACTGGATGGTGAAGTTGCCAGCCGTGGAGGTCTTGTCACCGCCAAAAGCCAGAACTGCAACCGCCTTGTTACCCTGAGTGCTGTTGTAAATCAACGCACCGTTCGCCGTAATCGTCGCACTCGCAAAGGTTAGGTCATCGAAGTCCAACCACGCTGTCGTGCTGGTAAACGTCGGAGCCTGCGAGATCGTCAGCGTCAGTCCACCCGCCGTATAGTTCGTGCCCGATGAAGACACTTCATTTGAAGTCGTATACGCCGTAGTAGACGCATCCAACGTAGCCGACGAAGTATACAACGCAAGCTTAAAGACATCCGCCGCTGTTGAAGCGCGAATTACGCCTGTACCAAAGTTATGGATGCCGTCAAGGATTTCTACCTTGAAACTAGTCGTCATCGCTTGAGAAATGGCCAAAGGAGTTACTCCTATGCTAAATGTTTTTTCAAATACTCCGACATACGGAGCGCAGTTTCAATATTGTCACCAATAAGCCCGATAGCCCGATTACATCTTGTGCAAAGCAGTCCCCTTATTTTTCCTGTAGTGTGACAATGATCTACAGAAAATTTCGCTCGTTCGGTTGTTTTGTAGTTCCTAGAATAAGATGAATCCGATCCGCAAACTGCACAACAACCATTTTGTTTAGCTAAAAGTTCATCGTATTGCTCAACAGTTATTCCGTATAATCGCTTCAGCTTACAAGGCCATTCAATGCGTTCATAAATAGTAGGATCTGCACGCTTACGACTTTTGTGCAGGATAGTCCTACATTCCTTACATGCGCCAGCAGGATGTCCTTTTCGATTACCCGATTTAAAAATAGAGTAAGCATTCAGTGGTTTTTCCACTTTGCAGGTGGGGCACCATTTGACGCCCGTTTCCTTCCAAGTTGAAATACCTACCGGCACTCTAATCTCCTAAAAGCTTTGCAGCGTCAAAATAACCATTCTCATCTAACTTACGCCGCAGGTTCATCCGCTCGGAGTCCTGAGCTTCTTGAAAGTACTGCGCCAGAACCCGCCTAAGTTCCGAACGATTATTGATACGAAGCAGCCGATCTACAGCGCGATCTGCCATCTCGTCAGGCGTAAAACCACGGTTATCCGTGGTGAATACCTTAACAACACCAAGTTCTATTCCGCCTTCAAAACTCATGTGACCGGTATCCTAACTTGTCCAGAACGATACGCATCCTGACGATCCAGACCGTCGCCAAGACGTTTCAATTGAGCCAGAGCTTCCTGATACTTCTGCTCGTAGTAATTCATAATATCCTGCTCACCCTTCAAGTAGGTGTAGCCTTCGCGCACAGCGCCGTACAGCAGAACGTTCTCAAAGTTGTCGCCCAACCAAGAAGTCGTGTTAGTCACGATAGACGGCGGGTAATAGTAGTAATGAAGCTCAGAAACATAAGCGGCGTTTGGCGTAGGGCCAAGCAACATAAAGTCGTCATCCCAAATCGCGTAGTACTTTGGCTTGCCTGTCGATGACGGGCCGGGATACGCCGCACGGATGTAGTTCACATCCTTATTTAGCAGGTACTCATACTCGCCAGTAGTCGGGTCAATCACCGCCATCGAAAACGTTGAGAGCCAGTCCGACGGCAGCGACATGTATTGATTACCGCTCGTCATCGCGCCTGTGACGTTCTTGCGGATCGCCGGGATTTGGACAGTGTTATAAATCCGCTCTTCAGCCAACTGCACAAACGTAGGGATATTCGCTACAAAAGACGTTTCCGTACTTTCGCAGTAATCCTGAATCAACGTTGAGAGTTGACTGTAATTCACGGCGACCAGCCCGACCTGTACTTGGCATTGTTCTCAAGATTGATCTGCGAGACAAACTTTTTGCCTTTCGTCGCAGCACCAGCACCCTTCATATCCATGTGGGTGACGCCTTTGTTTACGTCCTTCTCCGGGTAGCCATTACGCCCCGTCGAGTCGGTGTTCGGTCTAATCTTGCCGGGATTTAATTCTTTCATGGCACTTACCTCGGGCCAGAAGAGCCGCGCATCGGGCTGCGCTGGTTCATGACCTTCGCCATGCCGCGACCGTATTTCTTCATGTCGCTGTTGGTCTTGCCGCCAGCACGAAGTTTAACCCGACCCGGACCATGAGCCTTGCTTGCCGGGAGAGCCGCATGTTTTTCAAGTTTACTCGCCATCTCAATCTCCTAGGTCGTTACGACCGTTACTGTTCCAACTTCACCTGTCGGAACCAATGTGTTTGGGGTCAACGCCGCATCAAACGAACTCGATCCGCCCACGGGTGCCCAACCCCATTGTATCTGACGGCTACCATTTGCACCGTCATTACCTACCGCAAAATAACTCGTGTCCGGTCTTGGGTTCCGTAAAGCCTGCGGGTCGTCCACCGGATACAAACCAAGCGACAACTGCGGTTGGTCGGGTTCCCAACACTCCGGACATACCAAGATATTCACGTTCTTGGTCTTGATGACAAGTGACTTCAACTGCTTCAGTTTGTACTGAAACCCACAGCGGTCGCACATCGCAATCGCATTTTTGCCACTTGCAAACCTGTTCGGCATTAGTAGCCACCCAAGAAACTCTCACGGGGCACGAACCGAACTGCTGCCTTCTCCCGATCCTCACCCGCCGCCAAGTCCCAAGCCTCGTCATACTGGGCTTTCAGGATCTGCGTACGAGCCTCTGCACCGGGGATCTTCATCGAGAGCATATAAGCCAGCCCCGCCACCATACAGGGCAGAAACCGGAACGGAATATCTTGTCCGTTCACACCCGTACCCACATCGAACATTCGGCGCAACCGGGTGTAGTACAGCGTCCAAGTCGTGCTGTTATCCGGCTTCGGCCAAACCGTGAACTGCGGATAGACCACCACATCATCGGCACCCGTCGCGCCCGTACGTCGATTAATCCAAATCTGGATCGGACGCCCCGTCGCGTTCTTGTTCGGGATAGATACGTAGGTACTGGATGAAATGCGCGAGATGTTGATGTCTTGCTGGTTCGTGCCGGTTCCAGTCCGAATCACGTGGTCCAAGAGATCAACCGTATCAACAGCAAGGTCATACGTTCCGACGTTATAAGTCAGCGTTTGAGTGCCCTGTTCCAACGTCCAGAGATTGATACCCCGATTCGCCCAGTCCATCAGCAGCAGGGACAAACTACGCTTGGATGTACGGAAGTCATAGCCCGTACGCAGTTCAGCACCGCAACGCTCGAAAGCCTCTTCGATGATCGTGTTGAGGTCGAGGTTGAAGTCTGTCGTAGCTGTAGTTTTATCTACCATTTACTTCCTCGCCGTCACTACGTCGTCACCCTTGGTGACGGTGACATGATCGCCTTCCACATCCACCCGCATCGGCTGCTCCTTACGGTCCAGCTTATCGAGCTTGGAGATGAGTTCCTTGATGACCTCAAACTCAGGCTTCTCTTCCTTCTCTACCGTGCCTGCAATACCGTTCAGCATTGAGATTAGCGCGGTTAACGAAGCACCAAGAAGCCCCATCACCGCAGCAATCTTCTCGCCTTCCAAGAAGAGACTCGACACGACACCGATCACGACGATGGCCGTGATGTACTTTAGGCCGTCTTTACCAATGGCCTTGCCTGCAACTTCCTTCGCAGACGACTGCGCCTCAAGCCGATTTAACTCAGCCTGAACCTGCGCTTTGAACATCTCGATGTCGTGTGGCTCGGTCACATTCCTTTCCTTCGATACGGCCTTACTTTCTCTTTAACACCCTTGGGCTGCGGGACAAACTGCTTACCTTGCGCTTTGCCTTTTCTTTTGGCTGCGGAGGTTCGGGCATACTCGGCGGGGGAGAGAGCTTTGATCGCAGCTTCTGGAAGATACCTTTCACCCGTGTCACTAGATCGTTTACCACTTTTGGTTCTCCACTTTTGCTGCGTCCAAGCCTTCAACGACTGTTGAGGTGCTTTCATGACTTATACCCGCCGCCTGCGGCCTTATACCGCTTAGCAAGAAGCTGTGCCTTCCTCGCGCTCCACTGCCCTGCTGCCGTACCTTGCGTTGCCGAAGCCTTGATTGACTCAAACATCTTCTTACGCATACCGGGCTTGGTGTAGTTACCGGCCTCGTTGACCTTGCTCTCGCCGCCCTTCTTAAAAGTGCGAATGGGCTTGCCCGTCCCGATCACAGGC